GAATGGTAAAGCGTTAAGTGTGTTTAGTCAGGAGTGGTCTACGGCCTACATTGACAAAGTGCCTACGCCTGCAGAGCTGGATTTGTTAAAAGTAGGATTTAATTATTACTTGCAGCCTGATGACAATGTGGTGGATGCCACAGATGTGATTGCTGTGGGAACGTGAGTTAACTGGAGAAAAGCATGATAGTAACAGCTAAAGCAGGCGTGAAAGTGCCAACAGAATTTAAACCAAATGAGTATATAACCGATGCTGATAAAGTTGAAGTTGAGAATTCAGCTTATTACTTACGCAGAATCAGTGATGGTGATTTGATTGAGCTAACAGAAAAACAGGCTAAAGCAGCGCTTAAAAACACTGCTGAGTAATAAAATTTTAAACATAAAGGATTAAACATGGCCAGCGCAAATATTGCATTTGATAGTATCCCATCCAGCATTCGTAAGCCTGGTAAATATTTTGAATTTAACACTAAGTTAGCGGTAAGAACTTTACCAGGTAACTTACAAAAAATGCTGATCGTGGCTCAGCGTTTGGCGGCAGGTACTATTGTTGCTGGACAGGTGGTGGACGTGTTTTCTGATAGTGATGCGGCTACTTATTTTGGTCGTGGATCTATTGCACATTTAATGGTGCGTGCTGCATTGCAAGCTAACCCTTATTTGCAATTATCAGCCATAACACTTGATGATGCTGGTGCCTCAGTCGCAGCAGCTGGCACAGCGACGATCACTGGTAATGCCACTTCCGTTGGCGTGCTAAGTGTGAATGTGGGTGATCAGTCTGTGCAGGTTGCCGTTGCTTCTGGCGATACGCCAACAGTACAAGCTGCTGCGATTGTTGCTCAGGTAGCTAAGCAGCCAGATCTACCAGTGACTGCAGCTAATGCAGCTGGCGTGATCACCTTTACTGCAAAAAATAAAGGTACGCTCGGTAACGGCATTAGATTGTCTGCTACCAACACTGCAACTGGCTCTGCAATTGCTGTTGTGGCAATGGCTAACGGCGCAACAGACCCGACATTAGCGACAGCATTAGCTGTGGTGTTTTCAGCTGGCCATAATATCATTTGCCCAGCATGGAATGACCAAACTAACCTGACTGCTTTACGTACACATTTGGATAGTGTGTCTGGACCATTAGAGCAACGCGGTGCGATTGGTATTTACGGTTATACAGGTACTTTGGCAGGATCCACCACTTTAGCAGGTCAGATTAACTCAGGCCGTATCAGTGGCCTGTTGGTGCCAACTGCTTATGAGAACTCATACGAGATTGGTGCTGCTTATGCTGCCGTGGTGGCAAGTGAAGAGGATCCTGCTCGTCCACTGAATACTTTACCGCTCACTGGTATTTTAGCTAATCCACTGGCTAACCGTTTAAGCCGCACTGAGCAAGAGAATGCGTTAAACAATGGCAGCACGCCTTCTGAGGTTGGCCCAGGTGATAAGGTGCAGATTGTCCGCGCAATCACTACTTATACGCTGGACCCGCAATCTGTGCCTGATATCAGTTTGTTTGATCTGACTACGATCCGCACGCTTGATTATGTGCGTAAGGCTGTTCGTGAGCGTATTGCGCTACGTTTCCCACGTGAAAAATTGAGTGGCCGTACTGAGAAAAAAGTGCGTAGCGAAATTATTGATGTACTGATCAAGCTTGAGGAGTTGGAGATTATTGAGCAGGTACAGGCTAATTTGGCAGGCATTATTATTGAACGTGATTTGCAGGATCCTAATCGCTTGAATGCGAGAATCCCTGCTGATGTGGTGAATGGCTTACATGTGTTTGCTGGCCGTATTGATCTGTTGCTTTAACAGACGTTAGCCTAACTTAATATTGGAGATTGATTATGGCGTTAGAAGAATATTTGGGCACGATTGTGTTAGAGGTAGACGGCCAAGAAGTTGATGTGACATCGGTGGACGTGACTGTTGTTACAGGCAGGAAAGTAGTTAAGACAATGAATCGGACGGGTAACGCAAAAGGTTATTCCAAAGGTATGCGTGATTACAATTTACGATTGTCTGTGGCGATTCCTGCTAGTGGTGATTTGGATTGGGCTGCTATCAACGGTGCTAAGCTTACAATTTATCCACTTGACGCAGAGGAAAAACGCGAGAGCTATCTTGACTGTGCTACCTCTGAAGTAGGTGAAAAGTACGATGTTAATGGCGAAGCTACTCGTGATATTACAATGATGGCCTTACGCAAACAGGTTGAATAATGTTAACAGTCAAAGGTAAATTGATACACGGTGTACAGCATGAAGGTGCTGTACACACTGAGTTTGAAATGCGTGAAGCAACTGTGCGTGATGCGATTAATGCAGTGGACAAACTGATTGATGCAGGCGATAACTTAAGCTCTAATAATATGGTGCGGATTTATACTGCAGCAGATCAGCTTTTAAGTCTTGGTAGTTTGCCTAAAAATGAAATTACTGCAAGCCTTTTACTTGATCTGCCTGAAGATGACCTTGAACCTATTTTTGATGCGCAGGATGCTCTAGTAAAAAAGCGCAAAGACGCGAAGAAAAAATAAAACCCTATTTAGAGTTTGATTTTGTTCTTAGACAGCATGGGTATCACGATACATTTGATATGCCTGAAGCGCGTGCTGTTCATGTTTTTAACATGATCACGAAAACAGCCGTTAAAAAACAGCCGCAACCTACAAAAATTAACGCTACGACCACTCGTTATGTGGCACAGCGCCGCCGTAATAAAAAGTAAAGGATTACGATGAGTTCATCAGCGGCTGATTTATTACTTGAGCTACAGCTTAAACTTAAAGACACGATGTCTGCAGG